GGGCCCTTTTAACTGAAAATTCAAATTCAAGCTATTATAATGGCCACAGGTACGAGATTTCTCTCTATCCAAACCCATTATAACCATATCCTTGCGGACACAGGCACAAATCTGTCTTAACAGCAGGTTTTGTGAAGATATAACAATGATACTACGGTTTAAATGTAGTAACAGTGATATTATATCTTCTCTTCTTCGATTTAGACCCGAAATCAAATTGGGGTTTAAAACCAGGAGACTTGTCTACCGGAGCAGAGGAATCTATATAGTTACCATCAAAAATAACGAAATCCGAAGAAACATTATATTTTGGATCATTGATATCTTTAATAAAGTCTAAGACTTTTAAAGGATTATCAATTTTCTCTTTATGAATGTCCTTAGGAGGATCGTAAAATTTTGTAGTAAGTATTAGATTAGTAAGCATATCTAAGTGATTTAAAAGATCAGGAAGTCTTATATCAACAAATAATTTTGATTGATAAAACTTGTGATTATGTCTATTAGCGAAAGCTTCTAGATAATAACGATATAAATCTTTAGGTTGGAGTTCTCCACCTAAAACATTATATCCTTGACCTTTTGTTAATCTTAGATCAATGTCTAAACCTAGTCTTAAGGCCCTTAAAGAAGGAACCGATTGACCAGGTAAGCTATAGAAAATATCCGCAAAAGGAGAAATTTCTCTTAAGCGTTTATTGTAATCGGGGTGATCAGATGATATATCTGAGAACTCGATTACCGTTTTAAGAAGATTTATTCTATTTTGAGTAAGATCTATCTTCAATAATTCCTGAGTTTTATCTCAGATCTTATGAAGAAGGATATTCTTAAAATTTATAGAATTAACTTCTGTAAAAAAACGTTCTCTAACAGGAAGACTAAACTTACTTATAGTTCCCGTCTGTAAAAATTCTTTAACTACTCTAGAGATTAACTTCGAATCCATTCAATTGATATTTCTACCAAAGAATGAAAGAGGTTTATCTTTATTAGTAATAACAGATAATACAGATGAAAGAGGAATTATACCCTTTTGATAAGCCTGAGTAAGTAATCCAACTAAAGGATAAATGGCATCAATTTTAGAAGAATTTCTAATCTTGTTACCAATCATTAAAACTTTAAAAGGACTCTTTCCTCATTTATTTCTGATTAAACGAGTTGTTACAGCTAACCTACCAAAGAAGTTATTAGAATTAATAAGTTCCTTAGCAGGGAGAGCTGAAACGTCTACTCCTTTAACAGAAGTACGCTTAGCAAACTCCAACACAGGTTTTGATTCAGAAATTATAGATTTAGATAAGTTAATAGAAACACCTAACTCTTTACAAAGAGATAAGTATCTATCAGCTACTTCTTTATCAAATAATACTAAATCATCACCTAAAATAACATATTCAGAATATCAAACACCTTTAGGAACTTTTTCTAAATGAGTAGCTATAAATTGGATCATCATATGATGAACTAAGTTAAGCATGGCTCAAGAGGATAAAGCTCCCATTGGTTGACCCACTGAATATCTTAAACTACCTTCAGGAATACCATACTTATTAGAAGAGATTTCATAATCTCTTTTAACAAGTATATCAGCTCAAAGGTCTCCGATACCAAATAAAGAATTTAGTACGGAAGCCTGAGAAGATAAAGGTAATCTATCAGTAGCAGAAGATAGATCAAAACCAAAGGAACAGTTATACTTAAGAGATAAATCTTGAGCTAACTTGAAACCTTTGTCTTGATCATGGGTACAATCATTAGGTATATTTCTAAAAAGATTAAACAGAGTTCTATGAAGAGGTTCCAATATGGATTGAGTTATTATATCAACCATAGCGAAAACTCTCAATTTCCCTGCTGCTTCTTCTTTGAAAGAAAGCTTACCTAATGATAAATTCTTATTTTTTGGAACAACATTGAATCTATCCATGATATATTCAATGTTTCGAAATAAAATAAGAATGTTTGCAGATTTAGTTAACTCAAGATATTCTTTTAGTTGAGAGAAAAATTCAGAATTTTTCAAACCAACATAAGACCCTATCAAGTGAGTATAACTTCTAGATCCTTGTGGAGAAGATTTCAAAATAGGAAGAATCCTATATGATTTCAAGTCCAAAATATTCAATCTTGAGAATTTTTGTAATATCGACTTAGAATTACGTTCAAGTCAGGTATTAAAATCCTTAAGATGGATATTTGATCCAGTGAAATTATCAGTAATAGTATTTAGTTTAGGAGAAAATTCAATCTTTATGATTCTATAAATAGAAAATAAAGAAAGATATAATCTAATAATTCTAAAACTATTATTACAAATCGAGGCCCTATCAGTTGTTTTAATAACTGATGGAAGCCCCGATTTTGATAATCTCGGGAAGTTATAGTCTGGTTCAACCTCTCTCAGAGATGAGAAGGGTTGACCCGCTAACTTTTTCTGAATTGCTAGTTGACAAGCTTTAAGGTACTTAACAGTATACACAGGACCGTGGTTTTTATTCATTTTAATGATAAAAACTCCGAAATTGTGTAACATTCTAAATCGGGAAGTCTCCCTAGTACTTAATAGAGATAGAGTGACGATACGTCATCCTACTTCTTTAAGTACTAGCTTCAAATGTTTTTCATTTGAAAGTGAGATCATAGAACCTGCCTTATAAACATCCGTGTATAACTTTAAATTTGAAAAGAAAGAATTTTTTAAATTATTTTTTTTCATTTTTTATTGTTATAAGGTTCGCTAGAACCATCGCGGTCTTCCGTACTTTTACTATATTCCATTGCTGGAATACATTCAGCTGCCCTACTCGACAAGTAGGGGGGATCTTATAAAAGGATAGGAATATGTTTAAAGGAGTACTCTATTTCCGCTGTTCCCGTAAGGGGACGGCAGACCAGAGGGTACCACCCGTTTTACAATATACTATAGTATAAAGCAGTAAAACTAACAGTTTACAAACAAATTCAAGTATTATAGTACAAGTATTATAATCCATTGAACTGGTTCATGGGTTGCTAACCCAGATTATCCAGAGAGAATTCGAAAGATTTCT